GGATATAACCAAGGCTCAAACGGCACCTATGATGGGGGGCGGCGAATATGGCAAACAGCCTGATGAGTCCGAAAAGGAAAACGAAACAGCCGAAGCGACCGAAGAGGCCGAAGCCGAAACCGCCTAAAATCCTGATCCCACGCGAATACGAAAATCAGCTATTCATGCCGATCCAAGCCCTTTGTCTGGAATTCTGGCGGGCAATCAAGCCGATCTACGTCGAAAAGATCAGGGTCGCAATGGGGCCTGTCCAGAAACGGGCTCCAAAGGTTACAGGCACGTTTTTTGAGGTACGCGAAAACAAGCACGTAAAACGGTTTATAGCCAAGTTTACGGCTCAGATTGACCAGTCGGCACGAACCGCTACCATGCGGTACGGATTGGAACCCGCCGATGAATGGTCCATCACGAATCAATCCGTTTACGATCAGATTACCGATGGACTGATTGATCTATGCCAATCGACCATAGATGAGCTTACAGTGGCGACTGGCAAAGCCTATGAGCAAATACTGGCAGAACTCAGACAAGAGATTCTGGACAATCAGAGGAGCGGGGAAACGATTCTGTCTCTGACCCAAAAGCTCGAAAAGTTTTTTAGCACGGATGCAGCATGGAGGGCTCGCAGAATCGCCCACACGGAATCGGCACGTTCGAACAATATCGGATATATCGAAGGGGTGGCCGATTATGAGGAGGTTTTAGGCTTTGAATGGTGTCTGTCATCGGATGCGTGCGAACTATGCCATGCTGTCGGGCTTGACCAGGATGGTCAACCAAGGCAAATCGCGAAGGGAACGAACTTTGCCGTCAATATGAGCGGCAACGCCAACTATTCGCAGATCAGATGTCCGCCTTTGCACCCGAACTGCCGATGTGCCGTTAACCCGGTACTCGATTTTGAAGAGACACGGTTCGCGACTCCAGCAAGAATTGAGGCGGGCAAAATCACAGTCTCGTCCGTGACTCCAAGGCCGACAAAGCCCTTGATTGATCTCACAACTCAAGGAAGCCTACGACTAGAGGTCGATGAATAACGACTTGCTAGCCGGGAACCTGAACCGTAATATACTTGATATTGTCAAGGCCAAAACCGCAACCAAGGACTCAGCCAATGAAGATATATTTAGACCTCAAGAGGTCAACCAATCCGGGCGGTTTTGAAGGCTATGGGTCGGTATTCTGGAACATTGACAAGCATGGTGACGTTATCCTGCCGGGAGCATTCCGGGATTCGTTGCCAAGGTTTCTTGATGAGGGCTTTATGGGCGGAGTCGGGCACGATCATGATCGACCCGCCGGAAGGTTCGTCAAAGCATACGAAGATGATCGGGGCCTATTCGTCGAAGGAAGGTTTAGTGACGTGACCTCGGGCAAGGAAGCCCGCACTCTTTTACTGGATCGGGTTGTGCAAAAGCTCTCGGTCGGATTGGATCGGGAAGGGCTCGAAACAAGCCAAGTCACAGCGGGCCAACTCAAGGCCATGTGGCAAAAGGCCGGGTATATGCCAACCAAAGACGATGAACGCAGATTAAAGGCACACAAATCAATCCGGCTCATTCACCGGGCAAGCCTTAAGGAAGTATCACCCGTGACCATTCCAGCCAACGACGAAGCAAGAATACTGGCAGTTAAGAAGTTAGGCGAAAACCACGAAGAGCTTCCAGAAGCCTTTGTCAGTTTTATCGGCAAGGCACGAAGGATATTCTGGGAAATTGCACGCCTAGACATCAAAGCCGGAAGAGTCTTATCCGGCAAGAACGAAATGAAACTCCGGGCTATGGTTGAAGTCCTAACGTCCATCACAGACGAGATGAACAATCTCCTGATGCTGGTCTCGCAGGCTCCAGCCGAAGGCGAAGGAGAAGACGGTGAAAAAGGAGAAGAAGAGGGCGAAGAAGAATATAAGAAGCCCGCAGGCGAAGCGGACGGAGCGGACGCTAAGCCGGAAATGGGCCAAGGTGAGGCGGAAGATAAACCAAAGGGCAAACCTGCCGATTCTGACGAATCGGAACAGGATGAGGATTTTGCGCGGCAAAGAGGGAAATCCAAGAAGTCGTTTGACCAATCTGAAAACGACCGATTTAAGGATGAGGCACTCAGGCTTATGCTGATGGGGGCAATATGAGTGCAGCATTCTACGAAATTGCCGACATGGAGCAAGGCGTTGACTGGTATTTGCCTCTCGTCTTCCAGAACGCAGACGGAACGCCAACAAACCTAACCGGATGTGTCTTCAAGATGCAGATCAGGGCAGTTGTCGGGGCCGATCCAGTCGCGACTCTAAGCTCGCCAAGCAGCGGCATAACGATAAACTCTGTCGCCAANGGAACGGCAACAATTGCGATGAGTGCGGCACAACTGGCAGCAATTCCAGCAGGGAACTATGTCTATGATCTAAAACTAACGGACGCAGCAGGCAAAGCAACCCGACCGATTCAGGGCGGCATCGTCATTTCGGCACAGGTAACAATATGAGCACAACGCTGATTGTAAGGCAAACCAACCCTACGCCAATCGTTGTCAAAGGGCTTGAAACAACCGTCACAGTAAGGGCCTCAAGCCCGAATCTTTTGACGTTCAAAACAGCCTCAGTTATTCCCTTGGCGACACCAACAACCGCCGGGGCAATTATNGTCGGGGCCAACCTGACAATCTCCGCAAACGGAGTGCTATCAGCCATAAGCAGCGGCGGCGGCGGCGGAGCGACAGCATTCGCCAACCTAACCGATGTCATGCTAACAAGCCCGGCAAGTGGCGACCTGGTGGCTTACAACCAGACAAATCTTAAGTGGGTCAACATCAAACAAACCGCAGTCACTGACGGGGGGAACTTCTAATGCCAAACGCAATCAGGATCAAGCGACGACTTTCTGGGGGTGCCGCAGGCTCGCCAACCGGACTTCTTAATGCAGAACTTGCATACAATGAAGTCGATAATACGCTTTATTATGGCTTTGGTGACGCAGGCGGCGGCGTTGCAAGCTCCGTCTCAGCAATTGCGGGGGCCGGGGCCTATGTCTCCTTAACGGGCAATCAATCCATTGCAGGCACCAAAACGGCAACCGGGGCCATTTCGGTTACAGGTACGCTTGATTATACCGAAAGCCTGACGACAGGCGAAAACAGTACAAAAGTGGCGACAACCCGATGGGTAACAGCCAAAATATCGACGCTTGGCGGCGGAACCGTACAGTCGGTAGCACTTTCTCTGCCTGCTATCTTTACGGTTACAGGCTCGCCTGTCACAACTACCGGAACCTTGACCGCAACGTTGGCAAGCCAAACCGCTAACACGTTCTTTTCCGCTCCAAACGGATCAGCAGGAAGTCCAACATTCCGGGCGTTGGTCGCGGCGGATATTCCAACCTTGACCGCTTCCAAGATATCTGATTTTGATACGCAAGTCCGGACTTCCCGCCTCGATCAGATGGCAGTCCCAACGGCGGATGTCTCGTTTAACAGCCGGAAAATTACGAGTCTGGCCGACCCGGTTAACGCTCAGGATGCGGCGACCAAAAACTATGTCGATACGAACCTTCAGGGGCTCAAGCCGAAGCAATCGGTTAAAGCAGCATCAACCGCCAACGTGGCCTCTTTAAGCGGGGCCCAAACAATTGACGGAATTGCTTTGATTGCAGGCGACCGTGTCCTGCTAAAAGATCAAACGACACCCGCAACCAACGGCATCTATGTCATTGCAGCAGGCGCGTGGGCAAGATCAGACGATATGAACCTTTGGACGGAAATCCCTTCTGCCTACGTGTTTGTGGAGCAGGGAACAACCAACGCCGAAAATGGCTATGTGTGTACCAGCGACCAAGGCGGTACGCTCGGAACAACCGCGATTACATGGGTGCAGTTTACCGGGGCCGGGCAAATTACGGTTAACTCTCCGCTCTCCAAAGTAGGGAACACCATTTCGCTTGGAACCGTTTTGGTGGGCAACGGCGGAACTGGGGCAACAACCCTAACGGGGTACGTGTACGGCAACGGCTCCAGTGCCATGACGGCATCAACGACCATTCCGGGCTCGGCAATTAGCGGCAACATTACGGGCAACGCAGCCAACGTGACGGGAACCGTAGCAGTCGCCAACGGGGGAACAGGCGGCACGACAGCCGCGCTGGCAAGATCAGGCTTGGGTGCAGCGGCATCGGGGGCCAACGGCGACATTACCAGTATCACGGGTCTTACAACCGCCTTAACCGTGGCTCAGGGCGGAACCGGAGTCGCCACCATAACCGGGCTTATCAAGGGCTCAGGCACAACGGCATTTAGTGCGGCAACCGCCGGAACCGACTATCTGGCTCCTTCAAGCACGATTGATGGGGGCACATTCTAATGGCACTTATCCTGCTAAAACGCTCAACTACTGCCTCCGCCATACCAGCGGCGGCGAACCTTTCGCTTGGTGAACTGGCAGTAAATACAACGGACGGCAAGCTCTACATGAAAAAGGGGAATGGAACTGTCGTAGACATTACGGGCGGCGGAACCTCTCTGAGTGCGGCAAAGTCCATCTCTTACGCGATGATCTGGGGGCGATGAGTGGCAAACCCGAACCTATTCAACCCAACAACATGCACAGCAAAAACCGCAGTGTTGGCTTTAGGAATAACGCCAACCGCGATTGTCAGCAATGCGGCGGCATCGAATACGACTGTAAAAATCCGAAGCCTGATGATCTCGAACGTCACAGGATCAACAGCCATAACGCTGAACATTGACCTATTCCGAAGTTCAGTCGGTTATCGTATGGCTTTCTCGATGTCCATTCCGGCTTATGCAACCCTGACGCCTTTGGGATCGGATTTACAGTTATATCTTGAAGAGGGTGATGCCTTACGCTTGACCGCCGGGGCCACTCTTTCGCTTGAAGCCGTTTGCAGTTATGAGGTGCTATCATGAACGGACGTATTGTAGGCACGATCAACTTACCAACAGGGTCAACGGCAATCGGTGTCTGGAATTCGGACGAAGCCTCCTTAAACACCAAAAACGGCACATGGCCGATGGCTCCTTTGGTTCAACCGTATCATTCATGGGAAACAACATACGGAGTGCAGACAGTCGGTACTGATGGAGTTACGGTTGATTCAAGCCCGGTATCAGGCAACAAGGTGATTAACTGGACATCCATAGATGGCAGATTAATTGCTACGCAGGCTACGCACGGAAACAGGCCGATCTATTTCGCTCCTTCTCACGGCAAGCCTTACATTCAGTTTTTGGACGGAAACTCAGCAGCGACAGTACAATGGCTACAGGTTACAATAACAGCAATATGGGACAACAGATCTCAGATGTCTATGGCAGTAGCATTACGAAAACCGGGGACTTACTACGGATACAGGAATATTGCGTATATCGGATTTAATTTCGGATGGACCGGCACGCCGGGCATTTACAACTTAGTTAGTGGCCCATATTGGGCCTATGGCGGCGAAAGTATTAGTTTTGGGGGCACTCGTAATGACGTAAGAACTTACGACCCTTTTGGTGAAACAACTATTTTCGGCACGTTCTCAACAACAGCAACTTCTCAATCCGCAGCAGGGGCAGGGACAAGTGCGGGCAAAATATATCTAAACGGCAATCTGATTACCTCGAATACTACGGCATCGACGACGAAAACTGGCGTTTATACTCCAAT